CTATAAGCACATTGCAAAGTATAAACATTAACCCCAAGCGAATAATTGAAGAATAAATACTAGGCCGCTTAATTGCGGTCTTTTTTGTTTGCGTTGATAAAAGTGTTATAATGAGGGACGGCAGTGCCAATAATTAAAGGGGGTAATCAGTGATTGCTAAAGTTAAATTAACAGCCAAGCAAGATGCATTTGTGAAGGCTTATTTACTAAATGGGGGTAATGCTACCAAGGCAGCCTTAAAGGCTGGCTACAGTGCTAACACGTCGGCAGAGATGGGTTATGAAAACTTAACAAAGCCAGCAATAAAGCATCATTTATTAATAGCAAAAGACTTATTGAAGAAAATATTCACAAAGGAATTATTGAAGAGTTAAGCAGCCTAAGAGGTGAAGTAAAAGGCTCAAGACTATAGTTGGTGAAGGGGTGGAGGACGCATGCCTACAGAGTCAAATAGATATGGAGTTTTAGAAAGAGCGGGGTTTAAGTGCCAGTGCTGTGGAGATAAGCCGCGTAAAAATAACGATGTTGTTTTGCATATTGACCACATACTGCCATTCAGTAAAGGTGGTAGCAATGAAATGGAAAATCTCCAATCTTTATGTGCTAGATGCAACCTTGCCAAATCAAATTTTTATGATTTTAATCATAACGAGGAGTGGTAATGGGGGATTTGACCGTAAAGCAGGATAAATTTGTTAAAGCCTATTTACTCAACAATGGCAATGCAACTCAAGCGGCTATAACTGCTGGTTACAGTAAGAAAACAGCAAACGAAATAGGCGCTGAAAACTTGGCAAAACCTAGTATAAAAGAAGCCATTGAAAAGCATCAAAAAAAGGTGAAGAATCCTTTATATGGAGCAAAAAAAGAAGCTTGAAATGCTTGAAAAGATAGCCGAAAAAGCAACAAGCGACGATCCAGAAAAAGGCATGATAAACATGGTGGCGGCCATATCAGCATTAAAAGAGCACAATATAATGCAAGGTGATAATGCGCCAATAGTTAGCGAGCAAACAACGACAGTCACCCAAACACTTAGCGATAGATTGCGCGGTGGGTCTAAGCGTTGAACAATCATGAAACAGCAAAAGACTATGTAAATAGAGTTGATGATTTAACTCTTGATGAGATAGCGGACGCTATGAGCTACAAATGGTTCAGGCTTAATACTTTTATCATATTAAGAACAAAGCAGGCCAGAAGGTTTTATTTGTGCCTAACCAGGAACAAGAAGCCTTTTATTGTCGCCAGCATTGCAGAGACATAATACTAAAAGCTCGACAGTTAGGCTTTACCACCTTGAAAATGATTAGCGACTTAGATGATTGCTTGTTCAATGAAAACTTTAGTGCTGGCTGTATATGCCACAATTTAGAATCAGCGAAAGATATTTATCGCAATAAAATTAGGTTTGCATATAAAAGCATAACCGATGACCAAAGGCAATTAGTAGCTGAAATAGGCTATAACCTACCAACTCCAATCAGCGATAAAGATAATAGCTATGTGTTCGATAATGGCTCAAGTATTAAGGTATCAACTGGATATCGTGGCGGCACATTGCAAAGCCTTCATGTCTCTGAATTTGGCGCTATATGTAAACGCTCACCAGACAAAGCAAAAGAGATTGTAACAGGTGCGTTTGAATCTGTTGCTGCTGGTAACGTTATTACTATCGAATCAACAGCAGAAGGTAGAGAGGGCTACTTCTACGAGTACAGCATTGAAGCTGAAAGAATGCAGAAGCTAGAAAAAAAATTAAACGTGCTTGATTTTAACTTTCACTTTTTCCCTTGGCACTTGCGTGATGAATACAGTATAGAGGGCGAAATAAGTAGGCAGCTACTACCTTACTTCTCAGAGTTAGAGAATAAGTTTAATGTTGCGCTATCGGATAATCAGAAAGCTTGGTATAGCTCTAAAAAGAAAAGCCTTGGTGAAGATATGAAGCGCGAATACCCCTCAACACCAAAAGAAGCGTTTGAGGTATCAATAGAAGGCTCTTACTACTCTAAGCAGTTTACGGATATATACAAAGACGGCCGCATCTGCGCATCGTTTGGCAATACTAATGCTAAAGTATTTACCGCTTGGGATATCGGCGTTGGTGACAGCACGGCAATATGGTTCTATCAGCGCATAGGAACAGAGATACACTTGATTGACTATTACGAGAACAGCGGCGAAGGGTTGGAGCATTACGCAAATATAATCTACAAGAAAGGTTATGATTACGGCAGGCATTACGCACCACATGATATCGACAACCGCGATTTCTCAGGCAAAGGAAAATCACGTAAGCAAATGGCAAGGGATGGCTTTACAATCAATGGTCAGATTTATAGACTAGTGTTTGAAGTAGTTCCCAAAGGCTCAGTGGAGGATGGTATAAACTTCTCACGGAAAATGCTAGAAAGATGCGTGTTTGATGCGGATAAATGTGAGCGAGGAATTAAGTGTTTGGAGTCGTATCGAAAGGAGTGGAACGATAAACTAGGATGCTATAGAGATAAACCGCTGCATGATTGGGCATCAGATGGCGCGGATGCGTTTAGATATCTAGCAGTGACAGAAGAAGGCAGTAGCAAGCCGATGAGTAAGCCCATGAAAGTATCACGTTAAGGAATTACAATGGATGATTATTTTGATAAATCTAACCGTCATGAAGTCGGATTGCACCGGGTCGCAACTGGCTTAATTAACGACTACACAACGCCAAATTTGCAGGCTGCATATAAAAAAGCTCGCTTAATGCTGCTAGATGCAGAGGAGATTAAGTCTGTGAGCCAGTTAACAATATTAACGAATAAAATAGCGCGTGAGATATTGCCAGAGACAACAGCAACTTGGGCAGAAGTTACGGCAGCGTTGCAAGTGGTCGCATTTAATGAGGCTTTGTTTAATGCGAAGCTATTTAAAGATATTTATGACGTGAAGCTAAAAGTGCCGGCTGATAAAAGATTCTAAAATATATTAATAACTCGCTGCTAACATTAGAAGGCAGCGCAAGGTCTAACTCAGGCGTGTGGGCTGAATATGTAAAGCAAAACAGTGCATCAGTTGGCAATGTGTACAATAACCAAATTAAGAGCGGTTATGCGGCTGGTGAGAGCGTTAATCAGATAACAAAGCGATTGCGCACGGTCACAAACGGCATACTTAAAAACGAAGCTGAGGCACTGGTAAGAACTGGCATGAGTCATTATGCGGTCAATGCCAGAGAGTCAATGATGCGCGATAATGAAGATGTAATTACCGGCAGATACTTCAACAGTGTATTTGATAACAAGCGCACATTGATATGTACAAGCTATGCAGCTCGGCAAGACTCAATGAGTAAACCGTGGGGCGTGAATGATGCGTCAGCGCCTAACTTACCGTTGCATTTTAATGAGCGTTCTAATTGGCTGTTTTTAGTGCGTGACCAAAAGAGGCCAGAAGGAACACGCGCAGCAGTCGGAGGCAAGGAAGGCGAAGAGGCAAAAGAAACATTTGAACGGCGTGAGAATAGCTTAAACAAGCGCAGAGATAACCCAAACATTACAGGTAAGACATCTAGCAAGCCAACTTATAGAGGTCGCAAAGACAGCGATACTTTTAACGCTGGTCAGATTGCCGGTGATACAAAAGCAGCGGCTTGGTTACGCTCACAACCCTCTTGGTTCCAAGATTCTAACTTAGGCAAGGCAAGGGGTGATTTATTTAGAAGTGGGCGACTTAAACTAGAAAAGCTTACCGATTTTACTGGTAAGCCTTTAACTATTAAGCAGTTGATTGATAGCGGTGTATAAATAAAGCCGCTTTATGAGAGCGGCTATTGTTTATTTCATTAAAAAGTGAATTAGCGCATCATATAAATCCGGCGCACCCCAAAAAATAACAATTAAAAATATAATAACGTAATAAACTTGGCCGTCATCTTTCATATTATTTTCCCTCTATTAGTTAAATCATTAAGAATCCCTTCATCTTGCATAAACTTAATCATGTCAACTTGCACAAAATAGCCTGCATTCCGCAGCTTAGATACTACTACATCTAGTTGTTTATCGTATTCTTCTTGGTCACGTTCAAAACATTCTGCAATCTTTGCAGGGTCAGTTATTACTCCCGCATCCTTGCCAGCTTTATTAAAATCAACCCCTGCTTTGCAAAACTTGTCAAAAGTAAATCCTGCTTTTACAGCTTCCATGTAACCAATAGAAACCTCTCTAGTTTTATTTAAATCATCTATTTTGTTTAATATATCAGCAGGTATTTTATGAGATGCCTCTATTTCTTCATCCGTAAATTTAAAATCATTATTTACATTAGCAAGGTAGCTGTGGCTAATAGATGATTCAGGCCCTGTAAAATCAGCCCTCTCTTTGTTCAGCGTACTGTTAAAAGTTGGCATAGCTTTGTCGTGCTCGCTTGCAGCTTAATCAATGCGTCAATGTTAGGCATCCATAAATTATCACCCTTTATTTGTATAAGCACAGGGAGCGAAGGTGAATTCTGCTCGCCTTTGTTGACTCTTAGTACGAATGAGGCAACAAATACGCCTGTTTCACTTTTGTCCTCCCCCATTAACCTAGCCATAATAACGGTCATGTCATCGGCTTTTGTTGAAAAGTCTTTATTTTCATTAAGTAAACATCACCAATTGCCACTGAACCGCCAAGGCTGTGTAAAAACTTAAACGTAACTTATTCATAACTTACTCCTTATTAAAATTTGATCACACTGCACAGTATAGGGTTTCAGAGAGCAGGCAGCTAAAAGCCGACAGCTATTTTTAAACCGCGTAGCGGATTAAAAAATATCCCTCCATCTTTTTCTTCTCCATTGATCCAGCGGAGTCATTATCTATCACTCGCCCTTGTCGCTCTGAAGTTGTAGTTAAGAGCATTTCTTGGATAATTTCTGGTAGTGTTGTTGCTTGCGACTCAATCGCACCAGTTAACGGGTAACAGCCTAATGTCCGGAAACGCACCATGGTCATTTCCGGGACTTCCCCCTCTTTTAACGGCATACGCTCATCGTCGACCATAATCAGTGTGCCATCACGCTCTACCACAGGACGTTTCGCTGCAAATAAGCGGTACCATCTCAATCTCTTCTTGGTAGATATACTGCCAAATATCAAGTTCTGTCCAGTTTGAAAGAGGAAAAACACGGATACTTTCACCACTATCGACTTTAGAGTTATAAATATTCCATAACTCAGGACGTTGGTTTTTAGGGTCCCAGCGATGATTTTTATCACGGAAAGAATAAACACGCTCTTTAGCACGTGATTTCTCTTCATCACGGCGTGCGCCACCAAAAGCGGCATCAAAACCGTGTTTAT